ACCAATCATGAACTTGTCGTCTTCATAGTGGTAAGAAACGCGCAGTGTGACTATTTCGCCTGTTTCCCCACGGTGGTCAAAAACGACACTGTTAGGGTCGGACTCACGAATTCTTACTGAGCCTCCGAATTTTTTTGCTAAGGCGTATGGGAGATTTTCTTTGCGTCCTTTGTCAGGCATGGGAGCATCAACTGCGTCATCGTTGCCATCTTCTTCTGACTCTTTACGAGGCTTCTCTTCTTCGGGCTTTTTTCTTGCCATGCTGCTTGCCAAAATGCGCATCAGTAATGAACGACCTTGTTCTGTGAGTTTGCCATCCTCGCCACGCATCTGACCTTTGATGCTCTCGTTGTCGTTTTGCCCTTCAACAGATTTGATTGAGATAGTGCCAGTGAGTTGATTTGCGCCGTGAAGAACAGGGCTTGCTTCGTAGAGTTCAACTTTTTTAAGAACATTGGCTTGACGCTTGGGATCAAAATCTGCGTCTAATGTTTTGTAGCCAATTGACCACTCTTGTTCCTCTCCAAAGAAAGCGACATCAGCAAAAGCCTGTTTCCCTCGTTCTGATTTCAGGTTGAATTGAACTTTGGCGTAAAGACCGCCAATCCCCGCGGCACGCATTTTTATTGGGAGACGAGGGTCGGAGGCTGGTACTTCGTACATTTCAAGAACTTTGCCAATAGGTTCATTCCAGTTGTGACCCCACACAACTCGGGGTTTGCGCCTCTTTAGACTTTCGTTGAAAGCACCCGGCACGATGATGTCACCCACAGAGTCTTTGTTCCCGATACCAGCAACGAAACATTCAACAACGCCAAGTGCCTCGTCAATGTTGAATTGACCTTGGAGTGCTTTATATTGCTGTGATTCAGATAGTGCTGTAGGCATGGTGCTCCAAAAAATGTTTGTTTATTAACAATAAACTATTTGGAGCGCCAAAAAATGAACACTTTAAGTATATTGGGGGTATTTTACTGAAACTACCCCTCGTTGAATCCGAAACGGAGACGGCAACGGCAGTTAAAAGTGAGTGCGGGTGGGGCTATCGGGTCGCCAGGGAAACGCAACACCATTCCGTCAACAACAAACCCGTCACCAAATTTTACTGTTTTGCCCTCAAGAAATTTATGCGCAGTACGAACACGGGAATCTTTTCGGGTTAGCCAAGTCTTAGTAAAATTGCCTGTGCTGTCTTTGCCTGCCAAATATACGCCCCCGTTATAGGAAGATTGTGCTTCGTGCTCAGCAATGTCTCGTTTACGCTTGGAAATAAGTTTCAAGAATATTGCGATTAAAGCCAGTCTTAAAAGTGCCGATTTGTCTTCTTCTTTTTGTTCCATTAAGGCAACAGCAATAGCCGAAGCAATTTCTTCTGCTGTGGTTGCATTTGCTTGTTGCATTCTTTCTATCTGTTGCTGTGCGAGTTTTTCAACCTCTTGGGGTTCTAGTGCAACTTCCTCGCTGGTTCGTGAAGCAACATATTCTTTTGCGTCTTGGTAAATTGCAACAATGATGGGCTCTAGGTCATCTGCGAGTTGCTTGTTCCATACCTCGGGATCAAATACCATATCTACAGTTAGGGCGCCACTCGCCAACGCCTTCATTCCTCGTTTGCCAAATGCTTTTTCCATAACGACTCTTTGCTGTCTTTCAAACAGTCTTTCTAGCGCACGGTCAATGATCTCTGTCCATCTTTCGGTGTCTGTGTCCGCTTTGGTTTCAAGGTCGTTGAGAAACTTGAGTTGCATTTCGCTCTGAATCTTTTCAAACTCAGAGAGTTGTTGATCAGGTGTGAGAGCCGCTGTTTCTGTTGGTGCTTCCGCTGGTAGGTCTGGCGCAGGTACTGGCGCTGGCGGTGCGGGTTGTGGCATTTCCATAGCACCTTCTTGTGGTGGGAGACCACCGGGGACAGCGTTTGGATCAACACCCGCCATATCAACTGGCTGTTGTTCTTCGGGTTTAAAAGGTTTTTCTGTGTTGGCAATAGGTGTGAGGTTCGGGTTGGACAGAAGGCTGTCAGCGAGTTCTGATTCAACTTTTTTGCGACCTGTTGCGTTTCGGTATTCGTTAAGGCTGATTAAACCTTGCTGAAATTCGTCCATGACATAGCGTTCACGTTCTTGTTTGGCAAGAATAAGAATTGGAATATCGTCGGTGTCAAAGTCAACATAATATTTATCGTCAAGTTCATCAAGCGCCCGAGCAATTGTGTGAAGATGGGGCGCCATTGTTTCCATCCAAAAAACTCTTAGTTCTTCAGATGCGTTTGCAAAAGTTCTGCCAGCGGCGTTACCTATGACTGATTCAGGGACACCGAACGCGGCGAAGATTTCGTTCTTTTGTATTTCGCGCATCTGTGTATAAGCGGCGTCTCTTGGTGACGCGGAAGTATCCACATAGTCAACTCCTGCTTCTGAAGCAATAACTGTCGTAGAACCTGTTTTGGAAAGGTTGCCACGAAAACGGTTTTTTAACTCTTGTTTATCGTCGTCTTCCATGTCGCCACGGACAACCAACAGTCCGCCGGGTCGTCCATCGTTAAGAAGATAATTGCGGTTATAAAGTTTTGACAAGGTTTCCAATTCAATTGCTATGCCAGCAGATTCCATTGGGGTCATTGAAAGATATGGGTCTAAAGGATGTGGTCTACGAATCCAACAAACATCTTCTGGTTTTAGTGTGAACTTTGTTCCGTTGCGCATGTCCACTTCAAAACCCGATACAAACTTTTTGGGGTCAGGGACTGGTGCAGTGTGTTGTGGAGGGAGAAGTTGAAGAGCAATAATTTTTCCGTCGCGAGAACGAACCTTCTCAATGAAAACACCTCTTGTGCTCATCAAAAGTTGTGCTGAGATTCTGTACCTGAAAGCAAAAGAATTTTCGCCCTCATTTGATTTTGAGTTAAAAATTTCTAGTAACGATTCGTTACTTTTAGTTTTTTCCCCACGTTGGTCGTTGCCTTTTCTTAAAATTACAGGGAGTCGGGCTTGGTTTCCTGCGATTGCATCGATACACCGAAAAACCCAAGTAACTTTTTGCATACCGTCTCGGTACGCACGCTCAATGTCCCAACCGTCTTTGTATGGCTTGCCTGCCCGTTGTGTATCAAACGCAATAGGGGCGCCAGGATTGGACATCGCTTTTTCACTGATGTTCCTAAGATCTTTATTGTTATTACTGTTCCAAGCCATTATTCAGATCCCAACAGATACCCATAGATTCCGCAAGCAATACCACCAGTAATAAATCCCGCAGGCGGAAATATAAGACCAGTACCTAACGCAACGCCTACGACGAATAGAAACATCAAACAGTTTGCAAGGTTGCGGCGTGTGGCGAATAACTTAAGTTTGCGATAAATATCCATTGAGACCGTCACCTTAGCAAATGAAAGACCTATTTAATACTACATTATGTATCTACCTATTTTTACGAGGGCTAATGGCTGACTGGGATAAAATTTACGAATACCTACAACCAAAGGATCCGTTGTTTTGTCCTGAGGAAGCATCGTTAACTCAAAAAGTTTTTTTGAGAAGTTATTCACTTGAAGGTCTTTTTGGTGGGGCGGCTGGTGGGGGTAAGTCTTCTGCGTTGCTGATGTCTGCTTTGCAGTATGTGGATGTACCTAATTATTCAGCCATTCTGTTTCGTCGCACATATGCGGACTTGGCTTTGCCGGGTGCGCTAATGGATCGTTTCCGTGGCTGGGTTTCTGTACACGAAGATGTTCATTGGAACGCCAATAGTTATGTTGCGACATTCCCGTCTGGTGCGCGTGTTTCATTTGGGTATCTCAACAATACAAACGACTATTTGCGTTATAAGGGTTCTGAATTTCAATTTATTGGGATGGATGAGGTGACAGAAATCCGCGAATCTGATTACAGATACATGTTCTCTCGTTTACGCAGACCTGCTTCAGGTCCGTTGTCTAAAGTTCCACTTAGAATGCGATCAGCCTCTAACCCTGCCCCTAATTGGGTTCGACAAAGATTTATTGTGGAGGGTAAAAATGAGCAGCGTTTTTTTGTGCCTTCATTTTTAACCGACAACCCAGGAATTGATGCTGAGTCTTATCGCCAAGCATTGTCGGTTCTTGATCCCGTAGAGCGCCGAAGGCTTGAATTTGGCGACTGGTGGGCAACTACCCTTGGCACACTATTTGACAGAACCGATTTCCCTATTATTGATGGAGCCGATGTTCCCGCAATCACTAGTAGTGCTCGTGCTGTGAGATATTGGGACTTGGCGGCAACTGAGCCCCATTCAGGGAATACTGACCCAGACTGGACAGTGGGAACACTCATGCTATTTGACCAAGGGGTTGCCTACATTATGGATGTCCGCAAGGTTAGGGCTAAATCGGACAAGGTAGAAACCTTTATCGCACAGGCAGCCCAAGAAGACGGCAAAGCGGTGGCTATCAGAATGGAGCAAGAACCGGGTTCCTCGGGTAAAGCCTTAATTGATCAATATGCAAGATATGTTGTACCGGGTTGGGACTTACAGGGGATTCGCTCATCTGGGGATAAAGAAACTAGAGCAAGACCATTCGCCGCGGCTGTTGCTAATGGTAATGTTCGTTTAGTCCGTGGGAAATGGATTACGGATTGGCTTGACGAAATATCTTCATTTCCTGAGGCTTGTAATCATGATGACCAAGTTGACTCAGCGGTTGGAGCATTCACATTTTTAACTGGTTTGGGGTTGCCTCAGCGGAAAAGAGCCACTATCATCGTGTGAGATAAACCTATACCACTATTGCCGAGAGGACTAAACTAATGAAGAAAGCGCACAAGTCTCCAACCAAAACACAGTTACGAACCGCTTCCAATCAAAGCAGGGGCGTAATTGCTGAATGGGTTAAGAAGTCAAGAAAAAATCTTGAACTAAGCCAAGAAGGATTAGCCGAGATAGCGGGGATTGACCGAAAGACAATTAACAGAATTGAGAACGGTCATTTTTCTCCGAGTATTGATACTTTGGTGAGAATCTCTGTTTCGCTTAACTCAAAAATTCCTTCGCTTGTATGAGTAGTTGGGACAGCGAAAACCTTCAACCTTTTGTAGAACTTCGCAAAGCATTAATTGCTATTGGTGACAAGGCTTTAAACAACCTAGACGAGAATGACGAACAACTGTGGTTTGACACACTTGTATTACTGCATTCAATCAAGAGCGATATTGGGAATATTTTTACACAGTATTCCAACCTGATTGCAAACAAACTAGAGACTGATGAAGCAACAGCGTCTAATGGTCAAAAGATTGAGAAGAAGTCAGCATTTGATCGCAAAGGGTGGAAGCATGAAGATCTTGCTTCTGAGGTTTTGCGGAGACTTAATGATTTGTCCGTTGATATGGATACGGGCGAAGTTGTTATGTCAGCCAACGAGGTGGCTATGAAACTTCTTGATTATGTTCAGCCGTCTTATTGGCGAATAAAAGAATTATCAAAATTGGGTATTAACGCAGATCAGTACTGCGAAGTCGGGGAACTTAAAACAAGCATCATCGTAAGAAAGGAACAATAATGAACAATATCTATTCACAATTGACAGAATCTTTTCCGCCCGAAATGGAAAAGCGCCTCAACAAGGGTGGAGCGAACTTGGTGTATGTACCAATTAGCGAAGTCATCAATCGCATGAACAAAGTTCTCGGTGTAGAAAATTGGTCATTCACTGTTAAAAATTGGCAACAACTTGGAACATCAATCGTTGCCCAAGTTTCTGTCGTAGCAACAATTGCGGGGAACACTGTCACACGCGAAGGCGTTGGTGGACAGAAAATTAAGATGTCTAAAAATGGTGACCCTGTAGATATTGGAGACGAAGTTAAGGGCGCAGTTTCGGACGCCTTAAAAAAAGCAGTTCAAACTCTAGGGATTTGCTTGTATCTTGCCCGCTCAGAAGAAGCAATTGAAATAGAGCAAGCAATGGAAGCCACTGCGGTTGCCCCTTTGGCGCCAGTTGTTTCTCCTAAGTACGCACAGTTCAAGACATTGCTTGAAGCCAAAGATGAGAACAAAGTAAAGATCAAAAGTTTTTGGTCTAACTACGGTGGGGGTCGTCCTGTTCCTAAGCCGTCAGAGTTCACCGAGGAAGAACTTGATGCGCTTATCACCGAATTGATTTCGTATCAGTTTGAGGGGTCGGTTGTTGTAGAGACACCAACGCCTAAGAAAACCAAATCTCCAGAGATGCCACCTCGCAAAGATATTGACTAATGTGCTTAACGCTCCCGAATATCTTTCACCAAGTTCAATAGGCACATTTCAACAATGTCCGTATAAATATAAACTTTCTCGGATTGATGGGCTTAAAGAACCCGCCACAGAGCATACATTGCTTGGTAATTATGTGCATTCAATTTTGGAAGAGTTTTACCGTCTTGAGGCGTCCCAACGCACAGTATTAACTGCCAAAAATTTGTTTCGGGCTATATGGGATGAGTACTCCGAGGAAGTTACAAAAATTTATCGTGGGAACAAAACCCGCATAAGCGAGTTCAGGTTAAGGGCTCGTTACTGCATAGAGAACCTTATGGCGATGGAGCCATCGCAAGATATTGAATTTAATGGTATTGAGACGGAACTAAATCACTCCGTGCTTGGTGTCCAAATTAAAGGATTTATTGATAGATGGGCTGTCAAAGAAAGCAAAATAAATATTGGTGATTACAAAACAGGGAAAGTCCCTCAATTGCGATTCCGTGATGACAAGTTTGACCAACTACTTATTTACGCTGTCATTTTGTCCGAGATTGAAGAGAAGGAGATCGGCACCCTAGAGTTGCTGTACATCAAAGACGGGGTTAAACTAACCAAGGATCCAACTCAAGAAGATATAAATAGAATTAAAAAAATGTTAGTAGAGACAAGAAACGCCATAGACGAACGATGCCAAACAGGGGTCTTTGAGACCAAAGTTGGAGTATTATGCGGATGGTGTCACTTTAAACCTATATGTCCTGCATGGAGTAAAAATAAATGAACGATGAAGCATTTTCGCGACTTGTCGCTGAAGAAGTAAAAAACAAAGCATCCGAAGCACAAAAAAAATATTTAGCGATGCCCGAGAATTTAGATAGATGGAAGCGTGCTTTGCAATATCTTGCAAAAAATCTTGAAGACCAAATGGCAGATATTGATCGCCAAGAAAAAATCCGTCTGAGCCAATACAAAGAGTTGGGCGTGGAGGGCGACATTCTCATTGCGGAATCGTCGGCAAACTCTGCTGTTCGGAGATCCAAAATTGAACGGTTTAGATTTTTTGTGACATCAAAACTTGACGAAGTTTCAAGAATTATTGCATCTTCTTCTGATGAAAATTCCTTAGATGATTTTCATCGTAGAGCAATAAAAAAGTGGTGGTCTCTAATGCAAGAATTTGAGATGGAACCAACACGAATTGACCATGCTCTCTATGCATCGCTAGAAGGTAAATGGGAATTTGACGATTTGGACTCTGAAAACAACTTTGATGACTTTGAAGATTAAAGGATTGTTTTTTGACTCGTCAGAGACTATTCCTTGACACTTCCTGTGTTGACGCGGCAAGAGAAAGATTGCGTCATGTTTACGACACCTTTGACACTGTTTGCTATCAATTTTCTGGTGGTAAAGACAGCACAGCCATAATTTATTTGGCTAAAGAAATACACGAAGAAAGAAACCTTGGCAAGGTAAAAGTTATTTTCCGCGATGAAGAAATGGTTAGCCCTGCCGTAATCAGATTTGTTGAAAAAGTTCGGCAATACGATTGGGTTGACATGGAATGGTATTGCCTTCCATCGGGTCAAGAGATTTGGGTTTTAGGTAGACGAGAATATGTTTTGTTGTGGTCACCCCAACGACGAGAAGATGGTCGTTTAATAAGAGAAATGCCTGAGTGGGCTATTAAGGCGGAACATTTCGGTTTGGATCCTTCAAAGCCTTGTCCGAATCTTGTTGACTACTACACGATGCAAGGCAAAAAAGGGAGAACTGCTTTTGTCATGGGTGTGAGAGCGAACGAATCCATGGTTCGGTACCGTTCATGCGTTCAAAAACTTCACGAGAATTACATTGTTTCTCCGTTCCTGCTGCAAAAATCTATTCCGTTAAAGTTCGCAAAAGTTATTTACGATTGGACAACCGAAGATGTTCTCAAATTTATTATTGATGAACACAAAGCAGAGTATTGCGAATATTATGATCTGGCTGAGTTGACGGGGAGCAATAGTCGTGTTGGGATACCGCTTCACTCAGTTGCAATTCGGAGAATAGGTGATGTTGTTGCAACCGAACCAGAGTTCTACGACCAACTTGTTCGTTGTTTCCCGCAGATAGACGCACAACGAAGATATTGGGCGGATTTTGATATTGAGACACTCATTTTAAATTATGCGGTCAACGGGTGGGATGGTGTTTCTGAGTGCATAGATGACCACATGCTGACGCCAGGTATCCGCTTAGACGCACTAAAATTTGCTTCCGCGTTTCGCAAAAAACGTGCCGTAGATCCTCACGGGTTTCCCTTGGAGTATCTAATAAGAACTTTGATGTTAAATGAATTCCATCAGTCAACACCAACACCCGTAGGACCCAAAACAAGAGCGCACACAATGAGGCTTAAAGCCATAGAGGCTGGAGAGGATTACTAACTATGAAAATTGTTGATGTAAGTAATAAGGTTTTAAAAATATCCCCATGGGGGGCAACAAGTATTTTACGACCTGAAAAGATGTTATTGAGGGTCTCTTTGTTGGAACACGGTTGGCTTCAACCGCTTGTTGTGAGATCATCAGACAACACAATCATTGACGGTTATCAGCGTTATCTTATTTCTGTGGACGAAGACAAGTTTGTGAAGAAGCATGGGAGTTCTATCCCTGTTCTGTATCAGGATGTGGATGAAATTGATGCAATGGTTCTCCATGTGAGATTGAACAGGGCTAAGGGTTCGGTCAACTCTTATGCTTTAAGTAGGCTGATTAAAAGAATAATTTCGTCAAATAAATATGATGAAAACGACTTGGCTAATTTGTTTTTAATGCATGACGACGAAATAGACCTTCTCATGTCTGATGGTTTGTTAAAGAAAAAGAATTGGCAGAAGTACGAGTATTCTCGTGCTTGGGTTCCGATTGAGGTAGCCAAACCCGCGTCGGAGGATTCTATGCAGATTGAGCGACCTCCAAACAAAGATCGTTAAATATTGCCAATAGATGATATGTGGTAAAATTCGGGTAGTCCTTTTCAGGAGAGTACCCATGCCACGACCAAGAATGACGGAAGATGTTGAATTCCGAACAGATGTAGATGCTGATGGCGGTGTTGTTCGTCGTGCCCGTTTTGTTAGTCGCCCTCGTGTCGTGGGTGGTCGTAGGGTTCCAGGTAATGCAAGATATTACCGTCGTCGTCAAGCACAACTGAACGCAGCAAGAAGGCAACGCCGTGGTGCTGTCGCTGGCGCCCGTAATGCTGCTCGTCGTGGTCGTGCTGCTGAAAGAACAGCGCGTGGTGCGGGTCGTGCGGGTCGTAATGCAGGCAATCCAAGAACAGTAACCCCAAGAAGCGCTGGAAGCGCAGGTCGTCGTCGTGGCGGTGTCAGGGGGGCTCTTGCTCGTGTCGCTAGAGGTGTTGCTGACAGGCTTGAAAGACGCCGCACCCGTCGTCGCTAACAATCGGAGGTAACCGATGGCTTTAGTGACGGTATCTGATCTAAAGACTTACATGGATATTAGTTTTTCTAATAGGCAAGAAGACGCTGCCCAATTTGTTATTGATGGTCTTCAAAGCGAGTTGGAAACATATCTGCGTAGACCCATTGAGGTTGCGTCATTCGTTGAAACATATGTTCTTGATTCTGACCATGTTGGTTTGCCAATGGGTTCAAGTCTTTTTAACGATGTTTACAACTCCACAGATGTTGACCCTGTCGGAATTATTACCTACGGCACACCACCTCCAACAATTTATTTAAAGAACTCTCCTGTTATTTCTGTTCAAAGCGTAACCGTCAAAAATCTTTCGGAAGTTCAGCAAACCTTGGGTGAAGCGCTAAAGAGGCAAGCAACAGTTAGTTCAGTAACGGTGTCAGGTTCCAATGCTGTCTACACTGCTTCTAGTCACGGTATGACTGTTGGTCAGACAGTGTCCATAACAGGGATGTCCAGCAGCGCATTGAATTTAACTTCAAAGGTGATTACTGCTGTTGCGACCAATACGTTCACTGTTGTCCAGAGTGGTCTCTCAGCAGGAACCTACGCTGAAGCAGGCACTGCAAATGCATACGGTTACGACTACACGGTTCGCACATATGGCATTGATTATTACCGTGGGTACGCCAACGACAATGTGACCATAACTTACACTGCTGGTTTGGCTGGCGACGGAATCAAAATGTTTAAGTTAATGATTCTTCGCGCTGCGGCTCGTGAAGTACAAAACATGCACGACGATGTTGTAGGTATTAAAGATCTCGGTGCTCGTGAAGTTGCTTTACAGGAAACAGGTTTCTTGGAAAAAGAATTAATGTCTGTGAAACGGTGGCGCAGAAACAGGATTGGTTAAATCGTGCCAAGTAATCTGCGAATCAAAATCAAAGTTGACGCCCGAGCGGCTATAGCAAGAATGAACGCCATGGAGCGCCGTTCTAAAGATTTTCGTCCTGTTTTTAGGTGGGCTAAAAGAGAACTAGAAAAAGCAAACGCAGAAAACTTTGCACGAAACGGTTTACCGGTTGGCGGATGGTCTCCTCTTAAACCTCGTTACGCAGCATGGAAAGCAACTAAGTTCCCAGGCGCTCCAATTATGGTGGCGTCTGGAAAACTGTTCAGAGAATTGCGATCCTTAAACGGTCCTGCCAACAGCATTAGATTGAGATCAGCAACTTTCGGCACAGATTTGGAGTACGCAAAATTCCATCAATATGGAACGAGTAAGATGCCTAAACGACAAATTATTTACGAACCAAAACAATTTGCTGAGCGTCTTGCAATATTGGCGGCAGATTATGTTTCAGATGGAAGAACAAGATAAATGACTACACCAGTAACAGACTTGATGCACGGCGCACAGTGGGCTAAGTACTATGTCAACACATATTTGAACAGCGATTTGCCTAACAGAATCAACCGTTATCGCTCAGGTTGGAATCTTGACTCAAATGAGTTGCCAACACCTGAGTTCTTTTTGACCTACGAACCCATCGCTTTAGATCACTGGCCGACAATTATTACGGTATGTTTATCAAGTTCTCCTTTTGAGCGCATGATGCAAGGCATTCAAGGTGATCCCCTTTATAGGGTCACCTATAATATGCGCACCTATATTTGGACAAAAACTGAGGGTTCGGAAGCCGTCACATTAATGCGAGATAGGTTGACAACGGTTGTTCGCTCGGCATTGATGGATAAACCTTGTTTGACACGGTATGACAGCACTTTTGATGCCGATGTGATGGTTGACGAATCTTCTATTACTGAGGAGTTTTCTGATTTGACTCTAATAAAAGGTGACCGAGTATTAGCAGGTGCTTATTTAGGCTACAATTTAATATTGAACGAAGTCATTTATAGAGATCAAATTGCGGCTATAACTGGTTACGAGATACAAAATTACAACATGCGCAATACGGGAGCAACTTACTAATGGAACCAAATTACGGTAAAACAGGCTCAAAAGGCACTATTCGTGTCTGGAATAAGACCAATGGGTATCTTGATGTGTCTAAAGAAGGACATTTACTTACGGGTCAGACCGCTGCCTGGGTTGAGGAAACCGATGAAATCGTTGCCCTTATTGATGGCGGATTGTTAGAAGTTCTAGAAGGTCAGTTAAGCAAGGTATCTTCAGCCTCATCTGACGAAAATTCAAAAAAAAAGAAGTCTTTACCTACAACAGATCAGCCGCCCCTCAGTTCGGGCACAGAAAATCTAGTTGTTGCGGTTGAGAATAAAAAAAACGAAAAAGAAATAGTCCCATCAAATAATGATGTTTCTGTTAAGACAGTTTAAGTAATGTATACTCGTTTTACGGAAATTTCTTCAACTCAAATGGAGGGTGCTAGATGCCCGGCGTAACAATCTCAACAGCAGTTCGTACAGGCGCAACAAATACTGGCACTGCACCAGCAGCAACATTTTTTCTTTTAGGCACGGCAGAGCGCGGAAAAGGCTCGGAAGCCGTAGCCGTTACTTCGCTTTCAGACTTTGAAACAAAATTTGGTGAGCATGTAACTGGCTCTTACTCGTGGTATTCCATGAAAACATTCTTTGAAGAAGGTGGCGTAAGCGCTTACTTCGTTAAAGTTAATGCTGCCGCTGGTGTCGCCGCGACAAAAGCGCTTTTGGGTGTTGCCTCTGCTGCTGGTGTTACTTTCACCGCAGTTAGCAAAGGTGTTTGGGGTAACAGTTTGGGTTTTGCTGTCACCAACAACACAACGAACTTTGATGTCACTATTACTTACAGTGGCACTACGATTTTCTCAGGAACTGGTTACACTGGTCTGAACGCTTTGATCACCGCAGTAAATGCTGACACAACCGCCGCCAACTATGTAACTTGTGCTCTGACTTCCGCTGCTGTTGATGCAACATTATTAGGAACCACATCATCCACGGCGCCATCAAACGGTGCTGACGGCACTGTTGCGAAATCAGATTTCATCACCGCAATTGATTTGTTCACTGAAGAACTTGGCGCAGGCGCTGTAGCGGCACCTGGTGTCGCTACAGGTTCTTCGGACACCACTTTGTATGATGCTCTTCGCACACACGCAGCCGCAAACAATCGTGTTGCGTTGGCAGGTTTTGCTTCAACAAACACT